GTTTCATATATTGCGTGAGGATTCTGACCTTTTCCGCGGCGGTTTTCGCTTCGGAAAATTCTTTCCAGAAATCCTTGACGGGCTTGGCTCCGCCCTCGATTGTTTCCGATGTTTTCTCGAAATCCCGGTCGAATTTTTTGATATGAGCATCCAGTTTCTCGAAGTTCATATCGGCCATTTCTTCCAATTTCATCTGGCCGCCGGCCACGAGTCCCAGACCCGCGCTGAGATTTTTTACGGCATTGTACAAATGGGCGAGCCCGGCCACCGCCACGGCGACCTTTTTACCCCCCAGGATGGCCACGACTAGGCCCACATCGCGCACCCAGTCGGGCAGACCCCTGAAGGTGTCCCAGATCGAGGATATGACAACGCGGATATTATGCAGGATCGGGTGAATCGCATCGTAAAACGATGCCGTGTTGAGCAAGGCCGTCTCAAAAAAACGCTGGATCCTCTCCTGTGTGGATTTCACCCATCCCTTGAAATCAGCGCTTTCCTGAAATTCCTTGATCTTCGCATTGATCAGGCCGATCACGGTCAGGAGATCTTCGCCGAAGGGGCCGAACGAGATCTTGACCATATCGCCGAGCTTTTCTTTCACGTCCCCGATGGCATTGCCGATGGCGATCCAGGGGCCCGTCGCCCGGCGCATGGCCTCCGCCTGGCCGCTCACCTGCGATTCAATCGCCCGCAGGACGCCCACATATCCCTCGGATTTATATACGTTTGCGTCCACCGTGATGCCGACCCTGCGAAGCTCGCCGGTCATTCCCATGCTCGCTTTGCCTAACATATTGGCGGCGCTGGCGACATCGCCGCCCATCAGGGCGGCCAGATTGAGCATGGCCTTTGAAGATCGAGGAAGGAGATCGTCGGTTATATCACGGTAGGTAACCAGAAACTTTTGCCCCTGCATGGTGGCTTCGTCGCCATAATTGGTGGTTTCCTGCAGGGCGGAGGCAAGATCCTGCATTTGAGAGGACAGCTCGGGGGTATACCTGCCCATCGATTTCAGGGCGGTATTGAGGCCCTCCACAGCCCTGGCCTGCTCATTTGACGCGCTGACCAGATTTTTTACCGTGTATCCTATGGCCAGACCGGCGAAGGCAGTCTTCAGGTTGAGAACGGTTTTCCGCAGGCTTGTTATCCGGGAGCGAGTTATATCAAAGGCTTTATTCAGCTTTTTGACTTCTTTACTTGCGCTTTCTCTCGCGCGGATAACGAGTTCCAGTGTTTCGCTTTTGCGTGCCATCTTTTATGTATTCCTGCCAGGCTTTCTGATGGGCGTGCATGCCGATCCGAGTGGCGATTGCCATCTGTTTCAAGTGATCCGATTCTATCCTGGCCGCCTCGTCCAGGGCGATCAGAAAGAAGGTGTATCCGTATTCCCAGGGCTTTCCGTGGCCTGATCTGATGAGGCGGCAAAGAGCGCGGTCAAGTCCTTCAGGATCGAGCTTTTGAGAGTCTCCACGATCCCCGTCTTTGCCACCAGATCGAAAAAAACCGCGTTGACCTCACGGAAGGCGTCCCAGATAATCTGCAGTTCGGACGGCGCCATATCCTCGATCTGATCGAGCGTAAGGTCGGTTGCCAGGGGAAGGATATCCGCTATCTGATTCAGCCCTTCACTGAGATTTTCACCCTTTTCGATAATCTCTTTGATATCCTTTACGCGCAGTTCTCTGACAGTGATTTCCTTAGCGTCTATTTTGATGATTTTCTGCTTTCGCATAATAATCTCCTTTTCGCGCCGTTAATTCAAAATTCAAAACCAAGAATTAAGAATTATTTTTTAGGTCGCCGTGGTTGTTGTCGTTGAGCTTGTGGTTGTTGTTGTGGTCGTGCCGGTTACATCAAAATAAGGCGATGACGGATGATTGGCCACATCAGAGAGCCCCTCGCCCGTATACGACATGGTCAGCCACTCATCGCCGATGAGCGAAACCGCTCCTCCGGGAGATATATTACATCTCCAGAACTCCCAGATATCGTTCGGGCCGACAGGGTTGTCCGCCTTGAATTTTACGGCGTATTCCGCATCTGTCTGCGTCAGGGCATGAACCGTGTTGCCATCCTGTTCGCCCATAAGGAACATGGCCAGATTTTTGGCGGATTTTTCGTCGAGATCAAAATTGATGGTATATCCCCGTTCGATGGTCGCCGTTTTGTCTTTTGATTTGGCGCCCGATCGCGAGCTGTAATGGGACAGTTTTTCCACTGCGATTTCCGCCTCGAACTTCGGGCTGTTTCCCACGTCCCGGTATTCCCCGGGGGCCCCTCCCGACCATTCGGCGATCTGCAGCACACCTTTTCCCAATGTGTATAATTCAGTGTTCGGATTTTCCGGAAACATAATTTATCCTCCTTCTTTTTTCAGCAATGAGTGCTGAATCTTTTACTCGCTCCTTATTGCTCGTTGTTCATTGCTCATTGCTTCATTTTACCGTTCGCATCTCATAAGTGGCCGTATACAGGCATATGCTCGCCTCCGGCGCGTATACCAGGGAATCTTCGCTGATTAGATACAGCGGAGTCCAGCCGTTCAATATTTTTTGCCGGTGCAGCTTTGCCCTGGCCGCCTCCAGGAGGGCGTAAACGCCGGGACTGGACGCGTCGCCGCGGGCGGCTGCCGCGCTTCCCCGGACGTTGCGGTCGCCGATGATCAGGCTCAATTCCGCGCGATATTTATCATACCGATTTGCATCTGCCAGGGCGAGACTGCCTGCGACAACATATATACAGGGAAACTGAAATGTCACCGCCTCGATGTCATCGACGTCAAGCTGTCCGGAGTACGTCTCCAGCGTTTTGAGACCCGCGTCTTTCAGCGGTTCCAGCCCCGCGATGACGGCATTTTCAAGCTGCTCGAATTCATGCATCAGTATTTCCCCAGCGTATCAGGATCAAACATTTTCGTTCTCGCATTCACCTGGCCCGCTCCCTCATATTCTCCCGCGGCGGGCGGATCCGGCGGGGGCTGCAGGCCGATCGATATTTCCCCCTTCGAGATTTTTTCCAAGAGCCTCACGGCGTTCTTGTACCGGTCTGCCCTCGTCTGGGGAATCTCCTCTTTGACACGCGAATAGAGATTGTATATGGCGATATCCATATTGATTTTGGCCAGGATGGGCGGCGCCGTCCCTGCAATAGGAAGTTTCACGCGGCCGCCGATCCAGGTATCGATCTCTTCGGCGGCAGATGCCATCGCCTCGGAAGTCTTATCCTCATCGATGATTCCCGCGCCGGCATCATCGGTCAGCCGGATCAATACAGCCTCGGGCAGCGCCTTTTTGAGATCATCACCCGTACAATAAGCAATCATCGGTCACTCCTTGTCCCTTGATCCTTGATCCTTGTCCCTAAACCACCTTCGCGTAGATGACAGCCCCGGGCCGCTGAAGCACGGGCAGAGGTCTGGTTTCGGCCTTGATCCACCTGCCGCTGGGATCCTTTTCCGACCAGGATTTCGAAAAATAAAGGGCTCCGCCGCCGTTGGCATCGATATTTCCCACGCCTTCGGGCGCGTCGTCATCCACTATGGGCGCGTAGGGAACATCAACGAGATCGTCACACAGGCCGATCAGCATCATATACTTTTCATCAATGAACCTGCGCCTGGTTCCATCGTCATCAAGGAAGGAACCATTATATTCATTTAGTTCAATCTCGGCCAACTTTGTTATCTTGCCGTTTTCCGCTACCTGAGCGCCCTTGCCGTATTTCAAGAGATCGCGCACTTTTTCATGAGCGAGCAGGGCATCCATTACTTCAGACCCCATGTATCCGAGCCATCCGGTGATAGCCCCTCCCGAGTCGTCTTCAATCAGCTTCTTGAAGGCGCGTAATCGGTTGACGGGATCGCTGGCTGCGTTTGTCCAGAGATTGGTGCCGCTCAGCGTCGGTTTATGCGAAGCAGCCATATTGTAATCTACAATGGTCTCCAGGTCGGAATCGAGAATCTGTCCTTTGAGAGCATTGACGGCCCAGAATTCGAGCGTTCTGTCCATAATATCCTTCGCGTCTTTCTGTTCTCTGGCGATTCTGGTCTTCATTTGTTCCAGACCGAACTGTTTCCCGTAGGCCCGAAGCGCGTTAAGCTCCGCGGCATGGATGAAGCGTTTCTGCGCCAGTCTTGGAGCGGTGAGAGTTACAACCTTCCTGCCCGTTTTATCGGTGACCTCGGCGGGCGCGTATACGGAAATATTTTTCAATATTCCCTCGCTGCCCGAGATCACCTCGAATGCGAGCCTGTCGCTCGCCTCCATATGCTCCCTGTTCCTGAAGATCCGGTTATAGACCTTCATGGAAGGCGACTTCATGGCATTGATGGCCGCCGTTAATACTCGTATTTTGAAAAGATCGTCCATTTTATCCTCCTTCTTTGTCGTTTCGCTTATGTTGCGGTTGTGGTTGTAGTTGTTGAGCTTGTGGTCGTCGTCGTCGTGGTCGTCAGAACAGCCAGGATAGCCTCATCTATAATGATGCCTCTGTCCTGGAGCGCCACGATGGCCGTGCGCTTGTCGACCGTCGTTATACCGTCGGGCCATATCATATCCTTCTCCCGATATTTGCCGACAAAATATGCCTGCGCCCTCTGTACGGCTGCCGAATCCGCCACATCCTCCAACAGAATGGCGCGGGCATTGGCGACCGTATTCAGTTTCTGCCACTGGCCGCTTGCCACGCTCACCATTTCCAGAACGGTCCCGCGCTTCAGCGCGCCCGCCGAGGCCTTCAGTGTAATCTCCCGCTGTATATGCACACCGGACGCGATCAGCTGGGAAAGCTCGGCACCCGTGGTTTCCGTTACTCCTAATGTTCCCGCCATGATTATTTACCTCCTTGCTCTTTTGGATTTACTTTGGCCGCTATGCCCTCTCCAATTTCCTGGTCCTTTTTCGCCTCTGTGAAATCATCGCTGTGGCCGGCCTTTTCTTTCGTGGCGATTTCCCTGAATATGGGCGACTTTTCGAAATTTTCGAGAAAATCCTGGAAAAACTGAAGAGGACTTTTCTTTTCGGCCCCATCCGAAAATTCGATTTGCTTTTCTCCATCCAGCCCCTGCATGAATATTACCAGACCGGAATTCGCCCAGGAGGGCAATATCTTGCCATCCTCGACCTTCTGCTCCACCCAATCGGAAATTTCCTTTTTTCGGGCATTCTCACGCGTTTTACGCTGTCTCTCAGCGAACTCCGCCTCCGCTTTCTTTCGTTCCTCCGCGGCTGCCTGTTCTCGTACCCGGCCGATATCCTCTTCCGAAAAGGTCGAACCCGGCAGTTCATTCGGCAGGGCGTCCTCGGGGATCTTCGCCACATCGATGCCCAGAAAATTGAGCATCCCCTTGATCTTTTGTTTGAAATCACTCATATTTTTTTCCTCCTTTCGGTATTCACCGATCTTGTATTGTTTTCTGAATTTATCCAGCCGCCCCTCGATGATCCCGCGCTCCTTCGCGCTGTACTGCGCCCGGTTTTTCTCCCGCCCCCAGTAACCTGCCGCGGCGCGCGTCTGATCCGCATCGGGGCAGGGATACCGGTAATTGACGGGATCGAGAAACTGATCGTCGGGGACATCATCCCATTCGCCGGGTTTCGTCACGTGACCGCCTTCCTTAATGCCGATGCCGTATTGTTTCGATCGGGCCTCCTGCGCCTTTTTCGCGGCCTGCGCGGCTGAAAATTCAGCGTATTCAAACATATACGCCTTGTCATCATCGTCGAACTTCAGATCGGCCAGACCCTTCACCGCCGGCGGCGCGGCTCCCAGAAACCCCACGTGCCGGAGCTTTCCGTCGGGGTAAAAACTGGCCGAACGTTTCTTGTAGCGTCCCTCTTCCACGGCGCGCTCGAATTCGGGAACGATATTCTTCGCCTTCGCGAAGAGCGTCTTTACGCCGTCTTTGATTTCCGTTTTCAGGGCGTTCACCCAGCCGAACGCCGGGGCGTTATGCTCCGGATGCCCCACGACGACCGGCGGTTCGTGAATTCCGGGATTGAAGGTCTCTACGGCGTCGTCGATCAGTTTATCGCCGTCATGCTCGACACCGTGGCTGTCGACCTGCGGACCGCCCCTGAATATCTCGATCCAATCATCGAAACCTTTAAAATTTTTCACGATCCATTCTCCTTTTTCATTTTTGTTGTGTCCTTTCTTGCGAATCCATCCGCCCGTTTCCGGATCTTTTTCATGATGCTGTTTATACGCGTTCATGCATATCCCGTATCTGGCATCCCCTTTGTCTTTCAGTTCCAGCAGGCAGCGCTCATAATCCGCGCCGTCGATGCTCTTCGCGATTGTCTCAGGCATGTTTTCGTTTTCCTCCTGCCAGAATGAAATCGTTCAGGGATTCCCTGATCTCGTCCCAGTCCTCATCCTGCGCCATCATGAACGGTCTCGCCGGTATATCGCCCCAGGGAAGCTTCATCTTCCGGGTATGAGCGCGCACGGTAATTTTGCGAGCCTTTACGGGACGTCCGAATGCCTGAGTAATTTTTCGCATATGCGTCTTAATGCCGGCTTCCACGGCGCCAAATGATCCTTTTTTAGCGCCGAACTGATGAACGGCGGCATAGATTTTATTCGTTCCTATTACGACCTTGTCCTTATCGGCCCTGGCATGAATGCTGCCCGCCATACCGCCGCCGAGGCCCCGATCCATCAATATTTTCGCGCGTCCCTTCCTCCGTGCCAGGGTGACGGGCGAGAGGGGCGCCCATTTTTCCGGCCTCCCTCCCCTTTCGAAATTTCTGACGATCGACGTTCTCACTATCTGCCCGATGATCTTCATGGCGGGTGTCAGATCGCCCACGCGGCGCTGGATATCATCCAAAAGCTTCTTTACACCGTGGTCCTCGATCTTAATATCCAATGTTAGGCCGGCCATAAATTAATCCCTCAAATGTTCATCCCACGCGGCTTTCCCCGGGTTGTAATCCCAGCCCGGATCGATGCCCTTCGGAATTTTATGCATTTTCCCCGTCGTCGGGCTGGTCCATTCGTAATATTCCCGTTTCGGGGCGTCTGTTTTTATGGGAAAGTCTTTTTCCTCTTTCTTCAGGCGCTCTAATTCTCTTTCCGATACGCCGACCACGCCGCATTTGCATCCCCAGCCGTTGGGCGGGTAATGGGTGTCCCAGAACGGATCATCCGCCGGGAGGGCCAGATTGTACCATTGCATATGCTCGGGGCGCGGATTTGCCGCGCTCGACGCGACATATCGGAGATATGGTCGTATCTTGAGCACATCGGGATCCGTCATCTGTTTCCAGTGGCCGGCATGGTAGGCGACGCTCACGTTGGTATTGAATATGACCGCCGTTCTCCAGCCCCTGCCTCCCTTGTATTTCCACCCATGCTTTGAGATCATGTCATCGAAATCCTTGCGGAAGTCGGCGAGTGTCGCGCCGTCCGCAATGCCCTTTTCAACGGCCGTCCGCAAATCCCTGATCAGATCCTCCTTCATCGCGCCGGCGACTACGAAGGCCCGCGAATGCATATCTTTCCAGAGATCCTCCCATGTCCTCGTGGGCAGGCTGATCTTCCGCCTGAAATAGCTGATCGCCTCGTCGAAGGGGAGGCTGAACGGATTAACGTCCGGCATCGGCATCAAACCTCCCTGCTAAATGAGCTAATACCATCGCCCGCTGGATGAGGTTGCCCATCTGCGTTTCATTCATCTTTCCATATATGGAAGTCAGGCCGTCCCTGAATTCCTCCAGGGAATTTACACGCTCCAGGAGCTGTTTTGCGGGCTCGATCAGATCGTCCATAGAAGCGTCTGCGATCGCCTTTGCCGCGATGGCATCCGCGCTTGCATGGATATCATTATCATTCTCGGCGAATTCCGGTTGGGCGAACGGCGGTTTTTCCTGGGCGCGGGGCGGCGTCCCGACTTCGAAATCCTTTTCCTGCAGATTGTATGTGCGCTGATAATAAAATTTCGTGAATTTGACCCCCTGCTTCGTCAGGGTTTCATCCCGCTCAGCCAGTTCTTTTTGAATATTCTCTTCCTCGAAGAAGGCAAATTCAGGAATTGCAGATCCCTGGGCGTTGAATTCAATGACCCACGAAAACAGGATATTGAACGCCTGGGAGATCATTTGTCTGTCCTGGCCGACAAGATCGGCCCTGACTTCCATATGTTCCTTGGTGGCGGCAAAAGAGCCTCCCTTGTCTAACTCCGTCGTCAGGGTCTGCCCTAAGATGGCCTTGGATATCTCGCGGTTTGAAACGGAGATCAACTTTTCGTATATATCAGCGGAGGCGCTCTTACCCGCGGCCTCCGTGATATTCACACTTTCGTCGTTATTGATCACGGCCACCGCGTCCTGAACCATAGAGGTCAATCTCGACAGGAGGGCTCCTCTCTCAGTTTCATTCGTTCCTCTCGGCACCCGGCCTACCAGCCAGGGCATTCCGTACTTTTCGGTGAATATCGCCCAGAATTTAAAACCGCCCTTTTTAAAGACCACCGGCCAGAAACATCTCGCCAGAAGTCTCTCCCCGTAGGGATTCTGGTATGTCGCGTGATGTCTGGGCAGCAGAAATTTGTATTCCGGGATTTCTTCACCGTCTGTCATGTTATCTCTTGACAGAAATCTGAGTCTGTTCTTCGGGTCGAACCTAAACCACTCCTGGGGTTTCCCCTCGATCCGTTCCGGCAGCCATGAGTTTTCAGCGCTTTTCCAGATTACCTCCAGGGGGGCCATCCCGAAAAACGGCGCTTCGAGCATATCGGTGATGACCTGATATACATCGAGCGAATTCATGAGATTTTCTATATGTTTATGACCGTTTTTGTTTTGCCGGACTGAGCCTTCTTTCGCTTCATTGATCTTCCATTCGCGCGATAACGTCCCTGATTTCCGGCTCTGATAACAGCTCCAGACATGGGCGTCGGAGAGAAGTTGGCGATAGACGGCAACATCCTGTCCGGTTTTCTGCAGCACCGGATCGGGATCCGGCAGCAGCGCGTATATGCCCATCCAATCCAGCGATCTTGACCTGGCGGCAATCTCCGCGCTAAGAGATTTACGATCTCCGAGTTCGATAGATTCTGTCTCGTTCAGCCAGAGTTTCATTAATACGCTCCATATCTGACGGATCCGTGATATCCGTCCAGTTCGGATGTCATGTTTCTCGCGCCCGCGGTCAGGATATCGGGGACATCAGTGTATCCCGCCATTTCAGAGGCCGCGTAGAGCGCCATCGCCCCGGCTATTCCGGAATCTCCGTGGCGCTGTTTCTTGTCTTTGCTTTTCGTCTTTGTATCGGGCAGCCTGGCCACACCCTTGATAAGCTTGAAGGCCCGGTGGTCCTCGATAATATCGGCGTCTTTTGGGAGCAGGATCGATCGATCCTCAAAAGCGGCCTTATATTTCGGCATATTCTCCCTGTACCAGCTCTCCGTCAGCATGACCTGAGC